GCTCCCTTGTGGAACCAGTGAGTGAATAGCCGACTGACTTTTGAACATATCTGATTAATTCTTGATCATTATCAAAAATCTGATTTAAAAACTCTACCCATTGCGGAGCATCTATTTTATCCGTATATTCAGTATTTGAAATTCTAGTAAATTTCTTGTCGATATCGTGATTTTTCAATTGCCCATCAATCAAATTTAGATATCCATTTTGCGTATTCAATAAAGTAATCTCTCTATCGAATTCATCTGGCAAAACCGATACACGGTGCATGATTTGCTCTTTCATAGCTTTTTTAGCAGCATTTCCCCTAGAACGTTTTAAGTGTTTTCTAAATGCTTCCTCGACTTCTTCGTCATCCGTTGGCAATTTTTCGTTTTTCATCATATCCACGGTGGTATCAATCATTTTTGAAATCTCGCCTGTATCGTCAATCTTCCAACTTTTCCCGTCATAATAATAAAAATCCTTGTTGATATACGAATATCTAACTAACGTTCCATAGATATTTATGAATCTTTCTGCATTTCCAGTATCATCATAAGAAAAGAATCGTTCTTCTTTTTTCTCCTCTTGGTCTTTGACGAATATCTTAAATCCATTCATCCCACTTGGTTGATAGGTATTCTCGCACTCGTGAATCGCCTTGTTTAATAAGTTAGC